ACACTCAAAGGTAAACCCAAGGGCCATCCCCAACCCCTAGGGAACCCTCAAGGTCAACCGAAGGTTGACTTTAGGTGATTGGCTGGGCTTTAGGTACCCCTATGGGGGGAACTTTAGGTCCGTACACTGTGAGATAGTCACTCAGATTTTTATGGTATATTTTAAAGGACCCTCTAGGGACTCCTCAGGCCCTCTCTAAGGCCCTCTTTAGGTGACACTGATAGGATGGCCTATCTTTAGGTATAGACCTTAGGATAGACCATTAGAGGCTCTTTACGGGTATACCTTAGGACTTGACTCTATAGGGATGAAGTGGTGTGATGCAATCATACCGCTGAATCCCTCGGTGAGCCATCAGTCGGTCAGGAAGACCCTAATCGCTACAAGTGAGTAAAGAGCAAACGGCAGACTCCAGTGAACTGAGGTCTCCAGTAAGAGATGCGTACCCAAGGGCAGCACAAAGTACCACAAGAAATCGGTAGGTGACTCTATGCCGCAGTAAGTTCAACAATAAGCGGAACATGAGTCTCCTCCCTTTATGTTGGTCTTTAAGTTAAGGTGATATTACTACAATATAATCACCATTCTTAGAGGTCACTTTAGGTACACCATTATGCATACTTTATGCACTCTATAAGTATTCATTCAGTATCTATATAGTAACCTTTCGTCCCTCCTCTCCCTATAGTGAGTCGTATTAATTTATCGTGTCTTTTCAGTAACTTAATGAACTGACCATCCGTGGTCTATAGTGCATCCATATGCAGTCTTAGTGAATAAATCACCACTCAATGAAAGACGTACCGTATCCATCAGCGTCCTCAGAGTATACATCAACTCCTCCTACAGACATCTCAATGATGTGGGTAGCAGCCACTGTAGGACGCATCATGTGTTCCTCAAGGAAGTCCGCAAGCACTTCACCTTCGACCTTAATGGAATCCAACTGCATGGACTCACGGAGATACTCAATGCCTAACGCAAGGGCATCCAATCGGTCATCGTGTGCCAGAGCGCCTTTCTCACGAGTGATACGAGTCATCTGGTAGAACAGTGAATACTTAACGTCATGCTTACCGTCTATGTCACGAGCGGACTGATAGTCTGCCCGAATGACCTCATCTCGAATGACAAGGCGGTGAGTCTGCATGACTGGCTCAAGGGTATCGCAAATACGCATCTCCTTCATACCTCGAGCACGAATCTCTTCCATAGCGCAGTTGTGGTGTTTAAGAAGGATTGGACTGAATACCTTACCGAACATACCGTCACCGAAGTTACTCTCGTAGACGACCGTCTGGACTCCCCATTGCTTAGCTTTCTTAGCGAGCAACTCAAGGGTCTTATCGGAGTAGCCATCACGGAAACCACCAGCTTCCATTAGGTAGATGTAACCGTTGAGGGTGTACAGTACAGCGTAACCTGTTTCATCCTTACCACGACCACTTGGGTCAATGACCAGAATCTTCTGTTGATACTGACCAGAGTTATTCGAGCACTCATGGTACGTATGAAGGTCATCACCCTTAAGGCCAACGTTAGGAAGGTCCTCAATGATGTTCTGGCGGTTCGGAAGCCACTGGTAATGCATCGGTGCCTTCTCTAAGTCTAATGCCGCTACGATAGCGTCACGGAGCCTCAGAGGGTACTTCTCGGCATCACTCAGGTTCGGGTTAAGCATGAACTGTAGTGTGAAGCCAGCCTTACCATATTCCAACTCACGCTCGCGGAGGTCATCACGGTCAAAGCGCACAGGGTCTGTAGGAGTCCCAGCGAGGGCCTCAGGGTTCTCATCGTACTCAGCACGTAACATAGGAGCAAGACGCTGTGAGTAATAGAGGTTCTCTTCACGCGTCCTTGGGTACAGAGCAGGCCAGATAATGGTTGTGTACCCACGGTTATCCTCAAGTTCCTTATATAGAGTCATCTCAGTCTGAGGTGTACCAAGGTAGATAACACGAGAGGAAGGCAGCGGTTTAAGTAATGCAGCGAACTCCTGAACGAGAGTCCATAGCTTCTCACGGGCACCCATAGTCGCACTGTTAGACGGAATCTCAACGTCATCCGCAATGATAATGTCAGCACGGCTACCAGTTAACTGACCAGTGATACCTACGGATTTCACACTAGGCGAGTGGTCAGGACTAGCAGGACCAACATCAAAACTAATCACAGAGTCACGCTGTCCGGGTCTCGGCTTTAACTCAGCTAGGAACGGTAGCAGGTCAATGATGTTCTTGATGAATATGGAGTTAGCGTCTGCACGTTCTTTAGAAGCTGATACGATAAGTATCTTCAACTGAGGGTCCCGCCATAAGGACCACACAACGAACGCACAGGTGATGAATGACTTACCGATACCACGGAAAGCCTGTAAGATGAACTTCTTGTTGTCCCCGTTTGCCAGCACCTTAGCCATGTCGATTTGACACTTAGTGGGCACCGGAAGGTTTAACGCCTTCCATAAGACGAACAGGAACGCCACGAAGTCTCCTTTCAGTTGCGCCACTACGAGCGCATTACGATTGGATTGAGTAGACACATTGCCTCCTTACTTGATTTCCTGCTTACGTTGCAGTTCACGAATAGTATCCTGTAACGCACGAATCCATGCGTCACCCTTCTGGGTCACTGCGAGAATACGCTTAGCATCTCGGTCGTCAAGTTCGGCTCGACCATCAGGCTCGAATCCACACTGACCATCGGAGGCTCCGGTAGTTTTGACTCTGACACGCAGCCGCTTATTGTCGCTACGCAAATCAGAAATAATCCTATCAGTGCTCCCTTCCAGCGCGGCAAGGTCTTCTTGATACTTAGCCGATATTTCATTGATTGCTCTTTGAGTGCTCGCCGTAGCCTCAACTCTCTTAACGTACTCATTGTGTACCTCCTGTTTCCATTTAGCGTCCGTTGAGTCCGACCCTAGATGCCATCCTAATCCGAATAGCACCCCAGCGAGAACCCAAGGGACCAGCTTACGTAAAAATTGCAGCATAATGCCTCCCGTTAATTTCAGATTTCACGTAGGAGCATCTCGTATAGACAATGACATCCATAAAGACCACTATATGTAGTGGCCTTGAGCATATCACTGTAATGTGTAAATATCGTCATCCGTAAGACCGTTATCACCGACTTTCTCTTTGTACTCTTCAAGAGCACCAGCAAGGCCGCCCAAGATGTGAACATCCGGCTGCAACTTACCAATCTGGAACTTGTGTCGGTCTAACAGTTTGTTAATAGCATTATAGAGTTGCGGAGTCCGACGCTCATCATTGGATAAATCAGCAAGCATACGCTGAGCCATCGCAGTGTCCAACATCTCTAAGAATGTAATAAGGCTCTTATCCTTTTCCATATGTATCACTCCTTATTGGCTCTCTTCCAGTCAATCATCTTATCGACTACCTTGGCACCAATCTGAACCACTGTGTAGGCGATAGCGGCAACGTAGAACCATTCGTTTAGCGACAATCCAAAGAAGAGACGGGCTGCACCATCAGCCACACCCGTCCCTACAATCGGAGCCGCCTTTACGATTTCGTTGTTGAAATCTAAAGACAACATTCAGTTTACCTCCATTATCCCTCCCTAAGCGCACGAAGTTCAACCATCAGAGCCTCAAGGTCTGCTTGGATTTCCTCAGGTGTACGTTTAGGTGGCTCAGGGATATCCTCGAAGGACTCCCCGTTCCAAAGTTTAACACGTTGCCACTCAGGGTCGAACTCATCGGTGACAATCACCAGACCGCCCTCAGGTGGCGCATAAGTGCCGTTAACAGTACCATCGGAGAACCATGAGATGAATCCGTTCTTATCGATACCGACGACCCATCTCTCAGGTCGGTCCTCAAGTTCAACCATGAGTTCATACCAATCGGTCCCACAAGAGTCCGTCACGTCATAAGTGGCGATACCGCCGTAAGCGGTAGTTACTTCGTATGTCCAGTTAGTAAATTTACGCATAATGTCTCCTTATTGGGAAGCAACCAATCGTTTATTACCGTTGTGATATCCAAGCCAAAGCGCTCGGAAGAATGCACCCGCAACGTTACCGCTACCATCAGCGGTTACACCAGAGCAGGCTTCCCCAGCACCAGCAACTATGTCTGCATAACCTCCCCACTTTTGTACCCAGCGTTGAGGCCCCCAATAAACATCGCCGGGCCAGTTAGCCCTAATCCAATCATCAAGGTATCCGGTATTATACGCAGTACCCCAAATTCTACCCTCAGGGTCAAAAGAGCCATTCCGTACAACCACACGTCCACCATCGGCCCAAATCTCCCCAGGGACGCGGAAGTCTCCATTGGTATTGAACGTCCAAAGTTTATCACCTGCCCATTCGTCTTTCATATGTACGTGGAATGACGGAGACGTACCAGTCAGTAATGTACCGATAGACCAGCATCCTGCCCACCGTCCAGATTGGTGAGTTCGTTGCTTTATTATTGGGTGATATGAGCTTGTAGACTGTACATGAATCTGTTGGAAGAAAGGAGCTTTAGTGTTATACTGGTCAGCGAAAGCGTGAGCTATGAGATCATCAGCATCTGACTCTAACACACCGCCAGCTATTGTTAACTGATTAAGTCGAATCTGGTGACGATGTTGCCCAGTCTTGTCCGCTGCATACTCTATGAACCCTATACCGTCCGGTCGGTCCATAGCGAAGTCAGACTTAAGGAAGTCGCCTTCTTCCCAAAGACCCATACGGAACCTAAACGCGTGGTTCGTTTGTAGTTGGTATATGGGACCTCCAACCCAATAGCCTCCTCCTTTCCAGAATACACTATCACCCTGAACGCTATCTACAGTACCAGCAAGGGCGTTCCAGTTTCCCAGCTTGTCTGCTTCCTGCTTCGCTCGGTCTGCTTGCTGTTTTGAAGAAGCCGCAGAATCCGCTGAGGCCGTAGCTGAGTTTCCAGCGTTTACCTCAGATTGGTGTGCAGCAGTAGCAGAGTTCCCAGCAGATGTCGCATATTGACCAGCAGTATTCTTGAACTGTTCAGCCTCATTACGGAACCCATTAGTCTCATCGCGCCACTGCTTCGTATTAGCAGCGTTGGTACCAGACTCGTTCTTAAAGCCTTCCGCTTGGTTTCTGAAAGTCTCAGCCTCATTACGGAACTGTAAGGCTTCATTACGTGCTTGCCATGAGTTCTGGTTCATGGTCTTAAGTTGACCAAGTGGAACAGCATCACGGTCATCCACAGCGTTTGCTAGGTTAACGATTCGACGACCACGGGCATCCAAGTGACCATCGTTGTTGACACCAATAGTATCCGCAGTTAGGTCACGAGCCTCTTCCGCTACGTGCATCGTTTGAAGCCGAGCGACGTTAAGGTCATACGCACGGAGGATTGAGCCGTCCGTAAAGTCAACCAATCGGTCGGTCGTGGAGGTTACTCGACGCAACTCGATGGTCGTGTAGCCATCGGCTGGACCCCAAGCCTTGGTCAGAGAGATGGTAGTACGTGTAGCAAAGCGATAGTCTGTATTAATCGTGAGGACCTTACGGTCTACACCAATAAGAGTTACCACTACGAACTTACGGGCTAGATACTCAAACGGGATATTAAAATCACGATTGGAGCCATCTAACGGGTAAGTCAAAACGGTTTTAATTACGTTAGCCATTTGACCTCCTTAAAGTAAATCTAAAAGTCTACAGGGAGAAGATACCCCTCTCCCTATAGTGAGTCGTATTACTGAGGTTTAGGTTTATCCCGAAGGTTCACCCCAAGTTCCCTATAGATTTGAATCGTCAACTGTTGGGTTAACGGGTCGTTAGGCACAAGGTCTTTGGTGGAGTTCATCAGGCCAGTCATGAAGTCCTGCTCAGTAGCTTTGTTAGGGGCATTGAGTACACCAGCAGCATTCAGTGCCGCAGTGGACACACTTGCTACGTAACCAGCCGCAGGAACCTGTTCAAGAACGTTAGAGAAACCGCCAAGAACCTCATATCGGTTGTACGGTTTGTTCGGGTCACGTTCTCTAGATGTGTCCTTAGGAAGGATTGACGAACGGGCCATCTTGGAGGATTCCACACCAAAAGCACCACCGATAAGGTCTACCATTGAGAGCGGAGCACCAAGAATCGAGCTACGGGACAGCGAAGCGTGCGCTATCATGGTTGGATTGAGAGCAGCCTTGAGGTACTCTTTCCGTTTCTCCTTAGGCATACCAGCGGCCTTAGCGTGGACAGCCATCGCGTAGAAGCTACCAGCAAGGCCCATTGAGATGATACCAGAGAGTGCCATGTCGATAGCCCTGTTGTTCTTATACGCTTCGTAGAACGAACGAATGAACTTAGAGTTCAGCGAACGAATCGTGAAGGTCTTGAACTGTAGGGCCAGTCGAGCAGCAGCACCAAATGCCTTGGAGTCCTGTAAGGAAACCTTATGTGGTCGCAGCAGAGCTTCATCAGCAACTTTGTCAGCAAGCCTCCATAAGTCCATAGCACGAGCATCCATAGCGAACGCTTGCTTGTCCTTAACGGAGAACTTACCGTCTTCACCTCGAACCATATGTTCCTTAATGAGAGACTTAATCCCAGCCATCTGTTCTGGAGTAATGGAGGCTCCTTTAAGGAAACCAGCCTTCTCCCACTTAGTGGCCTTACCGGACAGAGCAGACCCTATGATGTCCCCAAGGAGACCTTGACGGGCAGCATCTAGGATGTAGTTGGAAGTACCATTAAGTAGTTTAGTCCACGGGGAACGTGCAGCCAACTCTTGTGTACCGTACTTCAACGTACCAACAACGTTTGCAACTATTGTCCCTGTGTCCGTAGACTCCCTCAGGCGTTGTACTATGTCGGCGCGTTTAGGTCGAATCAACTGGTCAATCTCCTTACCGAACAGCGCAGAGTGAATCTCCTTGAGTTCACCAGCAGATACAGGCTTGTTCCTGTAGAGTACATCTCTCAGGTATGGAATACCGTGACCCAGAGCACGAACATTACCTTTGACAATCATACCTGAAATCTCCGTGATGTTCTGAGCGCCCATGTAGGCGTTCTTAGAGAAGAACCCTAAGTCCGTAATGGCTCGTAGGGAAGTCTCCAGTGCGGTGTCTTGATTCCTACGGGCACGACCAGTAACAATCTTAACAACGTCAGCCAGAGCGTTTACCTCGGCGAGCTTCTTACCGTCTCCCTTGAATTTGACCTTGAGAGCCAGAATTTCGTCCTTGAGTTCCTTAGTGGTTTTACCAGTGGAACCCATAATGGAGATGTCTCCGTTGATACGTCGGTCATAGGCTGGCATTACTCGGAACATATCGAAGTCCCTCAGGTCGTTCACAGAGAACATCTGACCGTCTGGCATAGCCACCGGAATGTCTGAGTCGAATAGGTTACGTGCCTCAAGGAATGAGTTGTTCTCAATACCCACCAACCCCTCAATGTTCTCCTCAATGACAGAGCTATTGGTGAACTGGTCAGAATGGGAGATACCGTAAGCCTTATCACGGGCATACTTCTCCACCATGTCCATCGTTACTTCGTCCACTTGATGTAGCTCTTTAAGCATCTCGTCAACACGGGCCTTAACTTCCGCACGAGAAGTGTAACTAGCTAGCCAAGACCGAGCGATACCTTCTTGCAGTCCTTCCGCTCCGTATCTCTGTACCATAAGCATCTTGGCAGCCCTATCGTACACATGAGGAACGTAAGTACCTTTGTGACGACTTTCAGGGAATATACTCACAGCACGGTTATTACCGAAGATGGCTGGATTCTCCAGAAGTTCTCGCTTGGTGTCGAAGTGTCGCTTCATGATGTCCATCACGGTTCGCTCATGCTTCGTCAGGGCAGCTTGAAGTTCAGGACGTTCGATAGCCATTGCAGCCTTACGGTAGATTGAGTAGCGAACTTCTTCGGCTGACATTTTATATGCCCCAGTGGAATACTCAGGGTCTTTCATTGCAGCCTTCATTGCTACATGCAGTTCATTGTAGGTACGGTTATCGTTGGCACGTAATCGCTCAAAGATATCCGAGGTAGTAGACCCAAACTTACCGGAGGCGCCTGATTCCATACCAGTCGGAGACCGCACCATATCAGCAGCCAGTCCTCGAATCTCAGCGCTATCAGACCCCAAGGTCTTGAGGCCAATCTCGGTTAGGCCACCAAGTTTCACGCCCCATGCGGCCTTCTCAGGGTCAACCTCCGCGAAGTCGCTAAGTGTCTTAGGGTTCACCGGATTGGTGTCACTAAGGATAGAACCATCGTGAAGAACCACGGAGCCATCCTCAAGTTCGTCATAGGGAACACCGTTGTAGTCTCCTTTGAACTCTCGACCCTCGACGTTCATGCGTGATAAGTCAGTAGAGTTAGCGTTACGGGCAGTCTCACGCGCTTCGAGTCGCATCATAGATTCCGCGAAGTCGTTAGCGAAGTCTGCCTCAGGGTTCTTACGGAATAGCTTCGCTCCTACCGCATCTGTGATAGCCGACATCCCAGCGCCAAACACGAAGCCACTTAGAGCAGCGTTAGCGTAATCAGCTTCCCCGCCAGCGATAGAAGTGCGGAGACCCTCAGACGCAATGTTGAGTGCAGCGCTTTGTGCGCCTACACGCATAGCCTTATTGACCAACTTAAAGCCCTTTCCGGTAACACCAACCATAGGCACATATGACAGTGGGTCAAACGCTGCACCAATAACACCAGCGCTAAGTTGAGCACCAAGGCCAGCTTCTGACTTCCGTAGGTCGTTCTCGTAGTTCTCGTTAGCCAGTCGGATTAACTCATCAAGGTTCTCAGGGGAACCGCCAGTCACCACATTTATGTACTCAGGGTTCTTCACTTCTGTACGAATCCTTTCGAGTTCCTCAGGAGTCCAGACAGTAGAGTTCCAACGTGTCGGCGTAATGGTGTCCACAAACACATCGAAACCGTTATCAAGGCTAGCAGCCCGATAAGCCATACCGAGGACGGAGTTATCAAGTTCTGCACTTGCAGCATCTTTGAATCCGAAGAAGGTTGAACGGTCTTCGTACTCAGAGAGTTCCTGCTTGTGGTAGTCCCAAAAGTCAGTCGCGAAGGATTTCGCTGGAGCCTCCTGTTCGATACCTTTAATGTCTAATCCAGTTGACTCAGGGATAACGTCTGTAACTTTACGCTTTCCCTTAATGTCCCCTAATCCAATCTCAGCAGGAATACCTTTCCCCTTTGGCGTGATGCCGCCGAACGCCTCTAATTGACCACTCATAGGAGACTTGGCTACATCCAGAAGGTTACGCATGTAGTTACGCCCCTCCTCAGATATTGCCGAAAAGTCACCCTTTGAGTACGCCTCAAGTTGTGGGTTGCCCAAGCGCCCCTCGCCTTGGTTATACGCAAGGGCAGCTTTGAGTTCATCACCATCAAACTTACCTACCAATTCTGAAAGGTGTTTAGCCGCAGCGTTGATAGCCAACTCAGGATTCAGTCGGTCATCATCTGGTCCATCTGTAACACGCAGTCCCATAGCCTTAGCCGTAGCCTTGGTGAACTGCATCATACCCAGTGGTCCAGTCTTAGATTTGGCTGTTGGTTGAAACCGTGATTCTGTCCAAGCGACTTTACGTAAAAGGTCATAAGAGACCCCTGTGGCATCAGCCGCCTTCTGGAACAGACCATCATACTCACTTGGTACGTTCTTATCGTACTTATCCATTTGGGCCTCCTTATGTAGCCTTTAATTACTCTTTACGTCCGTAGATAAACTTAGGAGTCTTCTTACGTTTCTCTTGGACACGTTTAGCGCCTTCCTCACGGGCTTTCTTAGCGGCAACTATAGGTGCTCGCTTATTGGCCTCCTCAAGAGCTTTATTACGAGCTTCCTCGGCGAGACGCTCCTGTGTTCCCTTCCAGACCTTGGTCAGTAACTCTTTGTCGTAACGGACTCGTGGGCCAGTTCCCGTAGTAGGCATAATGTAAATAGACTTCCCGATTACCGATACAGTCATTTTCTCAGAGGCCATGCTAGGGTTAGCCGCAATGATTCCCTTACGGGCAGCGTCGATGATATCCTTGCCCTGCTTCCAAGAGTTAGGGTCATCGGTTACTTGTAGGTAGTTCCGTGGGATTACCCCGATAACTCCCGCATCGTCGTCACTATCATCATCAAAGGTCGTTGTGGATTCTTTAAGGAACTTCTGCATCTCAGTCATAGCCATATCGGTGTTGTTAGTTCTGTACTTAACCGAGTCGTAAATCTTACGGGCAAGCCCTCTGAGTTCCGTAGGCATGTTCGCTATCTCAGGAACAGCAGAGTCGTTAAGTGCTTGCTCGAAGGCTCTATCGTCCTCGAAGCGTTGCTCTTTGGAACGAGTGGCAATCTGACGGTCAGCATCAATCAACTCCTGCACGTCAACCCCTTGGCGGTCTGCTAAGTCCATCGTTAAGAACAACTCCGCTTGGTCAGGGTACAGAGCCGCAATCAGATATGGGTCTGCATTACGGATTTTACGTAAGGCGTCCATCGCTGGAGTATTCGCTGCCAGCTTACCGTTCAGTACAGAAGAAGACCACTCCTGAGCGGCATCCTGCACCATTGTGCCTATTGCAGTTCTGAATGGGCCGTCCTTAGAGTCTGACTGTAAGTATTTCAGCTTGAGTTTATCTTTGGCTCCTTCTGGGATGTCCATAGCATCTATGTCAGCCAGCTTCTTGTTAGCGTAGTTAACCATATCGCTATGCTTGAACTCTCCAGTGTTCTCGTTTGTAGGCATGTCCTTAAAGTCCGTTGAGACCCACTCACCGTTGATACGCTTCTGATACTGAGCGTCAATGACCTTGAACTTATTGTCAGTCTTCTGGGCCTCATCAAGAGCTTTGGCCTCGTTCTTGGTCCACTCTACCATCCTAGCGCGGAGTTGCTTCTGGGCCTCTATGAGCGCAGCACGTTGTGGAGTCATCTGCTCATCTGGCTGTCGCTTATCCAGTTCAGCCTTGATTCCCTGAATCTTCTCCCACCCAATCCGAGGGTCGTCAACGAACAACGCAGAGTTCACGTCAAGTTGAAACTTCTCGTTCAGCTTAGCGTCGTTATCGTATTGTGACCGTTGCGCAGTCACCATCAAGGCGTTCCATTGCTCCTCACCCATCAACTCTCGGTAAGTAGTTGTTGCCCCGTTTAGTGTTACCTTCTTGTCTCCAACACGCATCAAGAAGTCAGCGCCACCAGCACGATTGGATGCATCGCTAAACGCTTGACTGATTAACTGTGTAGCCTGAGCGTCACTTGGTATAGCCCCAGTAACTAAGCCATTTGAGATATAGCTCTCAAAGAAGTCAGCAGAGTCTGGACGACGCAGCATGTCAGGGTCTTGAAGAACACCATTGAGTTCAACCCTACTGTTTATCACAGCACCCTTCTGAGCTTGCTGGCTCAAGAAGTTATCGTGTGCACCGTACAGCGAGATGTTACGCTCAGTGATGTCCCCGTTGAAACCACGCTGATAGTCAACGTCCTCAGGGTCAATACCGAACTGCTCAGCGTATGCCTTAGCGCCCTCTTGGAGACGACTATGGCGATACTCTTCCATCTCTTCACGAGTACGGAAGACACCCTCTTTTACCTTCTGCATAACGTCGTCGTCAACAAGGTACGCAGCGTTACGACCAGTCTTGACTCGTAGTGCCTCCATAGCGTATGGGTCATCCTGATACAGAAGGGTCCCGTTGTTGAGAGCCTCTCGGCGTTGCTCAGGAGTCAACTTACGGATAATCTCGTTAGAGCGTTCATCTGCTAGGTCACGAGCACGTTGTTCCTTAGCGGTATACATATCGGCTCCGGCCTTAGCGAACCGACCAATGGTGTCCAATAGGCTGGACTTAGGTTGCTCAGCTTGCGTTGAGGCTGCCCTGTAGCCCATACCACCAGCGCCACTACGTAACCGAGAGAGTCCCGGCTGTGCGGCTTGAAGGGCAGATTCAATCTTGCTCATATAATATTACCTCCCCGTCTTAGTTCCTTTGGCGGCAACAATAGGTGCCTTAGTGGTTGGCTTAGAGTCGAACGCCCCAGACGCATAAGCACTAGCAGCAGATGACCCCATGATAGCCAGTGGGTCAAGAACCATCTGTAGCTTACTCTTCTGTTTCTGTTCGCCCTTGTAGATTTCGTCAATCTGACTTGCAGCACTTTGAGTGCCACCAAGTTGCTGTGCGAAGATTGCTTGGTAGTCACGGCGGTAGTTCTCAGTTACCATATTGGCTTCCCGAATGAACTGTCCCTCGGTAACTCGCTTAATTCGGTCCATTGAGGAACCTTCAAGCATACTTTCTCCGATAGCCGCTCGGATAGACCCCATAGCTTGGACCTTCTGCATGTTCTGCGAGGTCAACTCAGCGGACGCTTCCTCAAGTTTACTTCGAGCTTGCAACGATAGGTCAGCATTCTGGATGTTCGTCTGCTTCATAAGTTCAATTGCTTGACGACGACCAGCGGCGGTCTGCGAAGCTATCATTTTAGCTTGAGCGTTCTGGCTACCGATAGCCTGAGCACCCGCTAGTGCGATTGGTATTGCAGCAGGCCAACACATATAATCACCCTCCTTTCGTTATTGTGAATAATTGAAATTGACCATCGCGTGTGTACTCCTCATGAAATACCGCACCGATAGTCTTGAGGAAACGAATGTGAGACGTATTGCCTACCCACACGTAATTCCAAAGAGTATCATACTTCTCAAGCATCTTATCGCGATACTCCATGATTAACTTACGGAACTCTCGCTTAGCCTTTCCACTAAGTCTCCACACTTGGTCACTCGTAACGAACCAGCACTGGTCCCCACAATTACCACCAATGGCTAGAGGGAACCCATATAGGCTCAACGTGACACACTCGGAAGCATCAGGGAAACTCGGCTCAATACCAGCAGCCTTAGCTTCAAGAATGTCATGGTGAGCCGGAGTGAATACCTCAAAGTCTGTACTTTTAGTAGGTCTTATTGTCATCATAAGAAAACCCTCCCGTAGTCGTATTGTTCTCCCTATAGTGAGTCGTATTAATTTCGAACCACCACAGGGAGAACACTTAATTAAATACCGGAACTTCTCCGTAAGTAGTTACCTTCCCAGCCACACCCAATGATGTTCAGCGGGGTAGTCTCGTCAGACAAGATAGACACGGTATTGAACTTGGCGTTACCAACCACAGGGAATCGGTATTGTCCTGTCCCTAAGTTCAATCTCCCAGCCCTCAGAGTGTTAGAGCCTAAGCGAGCACCAGCCATCGTATACTTCCAGTTGGATGATTGGTTCTCAACATAAATGTCAAACGTACCAGACTCCTCATAGTTAACCCACGCTCGGCGTAACTGCAAGCGACCAATGTCTTCCGTTGAGGTTGACCCATCGTCGGCAGTCTGCTTGATGAGAAACTTAGAGAACTCATAGACGAAGTTAATATTGAACCCAATGTATACCGTTCGTCCCTCTAAGTTACCACTAAGCCTCAGCCATGGGTCATTGTTCCACCCAGCAGTTGGTTGCTCAAATACGGTTATCTTACCATCAGGCTCCAATACAGTGATTTTGCCCCTCCCGAAGTTAGCACCATAAATGGTTGGTATGTGAATGGAAGTTTCGTAGGTGTCATCGTTGTACGTTCCGCTTGGAATCGTGTAGCGAATCTTCATATCCATAAAGGCCCGATATGGTTCTCCCTGTAAGTCAATGGCGTTCTTCGTAAAGGAAACTCTCGCAAGGAACGTATTGAACTCGTTACGTAGAATAATGAACATATCTGAGTTGATGCTCTGACATGCCAAAACCTGCACGTTTGCCCCAAAGTCCCAGTGAGACCACGACTGTTGCCTTAGCTCTTCGTTAAGGTACAGGAATTTGTACATGAAGATTTTGCTAGGGTCCCCGTGAGATAGTACAGAACAGAAGTTTTCGGTACCACTACCACAAATACTAAACACACCATTTGGAATGTAGTTAGGAACGTGTGCTGTAATGTCCTCAGCGTTCTTAACGGAACTTACGTCCTGCACAGCATAGTATCTGTGGATGGACGTGAAGCTGGACCTCGGACTAGCAAAGTAGACATTTCGTCCAATCCCAAAAGGTCTCGCTCGGTCCTGTACGTCAAACTGAGTCGTTAGGTTCAACTCAACTGACTTTGATGTAAGGGTGCCTGACGCTGTAAGAACGAACTGTGCTTCGTCGGACCAGATGAGTAACTCTTCTGAGAACGGAACGGCGTACTTAAGGATTGCGATTCGGTTGGTACTCACAGCTACGTCGATAGGGTCATCATCACTTAGGTTAGCAACCGACGCTGGGAAGAAGTTGAAGTATTTTGCAGTACGACTCAATATGATATTCTCTCCGCTAAGGAATCCTAAACGGTTACGGAAGAAGAAGACATCATTAATCGTAGAGCCTACGAATGAAGGATACGGGTTAGTATCAGCATCACCGCACACCCTAGGGTTCCACGAGATGGTCTGGAATTCAAAGTTACCATCAGAGGCCCTAATGAGAGCGTGAGGCATCGTAGCATGAGTGTAGTGCAGCTTGGTGTTCCACCCAACAACTTCCTTCCATACCTTACGACTGGCATCATACTGAACGTAATACTGGTCAGCGGACTTTGAGGAATCTCCAACAATCTTAACCATGTAGCCGTCTGGAGCGTTTGGTGGCAACTTAGAGAACGACTGAGCGTAGTGCGTGACGGGGTTAATTAGCTGGTCTGCGTATCCATCCTCGGTTGATATGTTGACTATCTCGCCGTTGGCAGGAGCTATCACATGAATGAACCCTTGACCAACGTTGAATGTCCACCCGTGGGGTCCTAGGGTGTTCCTAAGATTTTTAGCCAACTCGTTAGCAAGCCATTGAGCATCTGTGTTATTGACGTGTTCTGGAGCGGACCCGTTGGGGATTGTGTATGATGCATATACTGTACCATTAATCAGAACCTTCAATGTTCTTCCATATTGACCACCTCGCACGTTAATCAGAGCGTCACCTTTATCCCGAAAGTTACCACCAGTTGAAATTTCGGTTGACTCGGTTACTGTGACGTTTCTGTTAACGACAAACGTGTAGTCTGCAACTGTTACCATCCTAAGGTCATTCCTTGGGTTAGCTGTCTGTACATACGCTGCCCCTGAAGGGAAACGCACTTGTTTCTCGTTACCAGCTAAATCAAAAACTCGGATGGTACTTCCGGTAAACACTGCGTAGTACCGCTCGTACTCATCACGGTTTATCAGGTGAATTAAAGGTGCTTGTCCCAAGTCACCACTTCCTCCCAGCGTCTTGAGAAAAACCATAGGTGGACGCTTTTGGAGGCCCTCGGTCTCCGAAGACCAACCGTTAACTTGGCGTGACCCTTGGTCGGGATAACGAAGGATGTCAGGCTGTTGACTGATACCACCCTTCAAGTTCTTGATTGATTGGCTAATGAGTGCCATTAGAGCCTCCTTATTGATTAATCAGCGAGTCAGTAGACCAGAAGTGAACGCGTCACCGTCCAGCATATTGTACCCACCGTAGTCCACTTCGTACTCCATACAGAGACGTCTAGCCTCATCTTCCTCTTCTTGGAGTACACCCTCTACTTCTGGTGCCCCAAAGAATCGGTTGTTGAACTGACGGGAAGCCTTGGTGACAATCCAGTAACGGAAGCACTCAGGCATCTCATCGTAGTCTCGGAGACGAATAATGTTCACGGTAATGCCAGAGTCAAAGCGGTCTGATTGACTCGTTCGGTCATACACATATCCACCTCGGTTAACGTAGATGGATTGACCGGATGTAGCCATTAGGGACAGATAATCATCACTGTATACAATCAGGTTGGAGTAAACATCGGGTAATAGCGTTATGCCCTCCTCAATGTTGAACGTCCATCCGCGAGATTGAATCTGTCGGTTAATCTTGTTGAGAATACGCCGAGCGTTCGCTACGTCTGCGTTAGAGTCACCTTCCAGCGTTGATACCGGAGGTTCTCCGATAGATGCCAGAATGTCGTTCACAGCGGATAACTCAGCGGCAGTCTCAACGTTCATATCATATGAGCGCATATAGTTCCTCCCATTAAAGCAAAAAACCCCTCAAGACCCGTTTAGAGGCCCCAAGGGGTTATGCTAGTTATTGCTCAGCGGTGGCAGCGGCCAACTCAGCTTCCTTTCGGGCCTTGTTAGCAGCGCGGGTGCGTGCAGCCTTCTGTGCTGGCGTTAAGGTTTCTTCGGTTGAAGTAACACTCACCTCTTCGGGACTAGCAGCGACCGTTGAGGCCACTCCCAGCATTACTCCGTCTTGAAAACCACTGCACCAGCAGCTTCTGGGCGCAGACCACCGTGGCCCATTGCGTACTTAGCGATAATCTGGTCTGCTTGGAAGTTAGCACGGCGAGCGCGCTCCAGAGCCAAGTCACGCAGCTTAACGGTACCTACCGCAGAGCGGTGCATGAACAGGCCGATAACGTTGTCCTTAGCTACCTTGTCATTACCGCTCTTAGTGGTAGGGAAGGCGTGCTTCTGACCGGAAGTATCCTCGCGCGAGGTGCCAGCGCCACCAGCAGTGAGGTGAGGAACCTCTACAACCTCAAAGCCCATAACGTTACGGATAGAACCCTTCTCAGGGTCAATCAGCGCAGCGTAGTTTGCCGCGTTCGGCATCAGTGCTGCCAGAATCGCAGAGTAGCTATCTGGGTCGCAGTAGAACACACGGTCAGCAGCCGGAACGTAGTTCTTGGTCAGAGCCGCACGAGCCTTGGTCAGTGCTGCAATAATCTCCTTACCCAGCGCAACTTGGTCGGTAAGTGCAGATTTTAACTGAGTGGTCTCAATTACGGTAGCAGTACCTAAGCCCTCGATGTTCTCGTTATAGGTGCTCGCCAAGTTACACAGGCCAGCAATCTCAGCCAGAACCGCACCATCCGCAGCCATCGCCAGAGACTCACCCAACTGAGAGGTATACTCAGAGCGAACGTCATAGTGGTTCATCGCATCCTCAATATCGTAAATCAGAACGTCTGCCGTCAGGAGGCCATCAATGGTGATGGTCTTCTCGGTGTGTTTGATGTCTTTACGTTTATCATCGAGGTTCTCACCCGGAGCCAGATACGCTGCCTGAGTTCGACCCAGAACAGGGAACTGAGCGGATTTACCGCTGGAGATGGAACGGACCATGTGGCGAGAAGTGGTCACAGAGGTACGAGCGAATGCAGTCAGAACTTCACCGCCAAATACCTTCAAGAACAACGCCAGTTTATCACCAGCACTTTGACCTTTACCTTGGTTAGTACCCAGTTGCTGTCCACCAGTCATGTTAGCCATATGTATGTCTCCTTCTTAAGAAAGTTAAACAAAGAATGATTTCTAGAGGGAAACCGCTGTGGTCTCCCTATAGTGAGTCGTATTAATTTCAGAGTCTATCAGAAGTTCGAATCGATTACTTTCTGTTCGACTTGACGACGATAGTTGGCATCTGTGCGATACCGAGGGTCGCTCATAGCTTTAATCATCTCGCTACGGTCCGCAAAGCCTTCACGCTTGGTAGCCTGAGGTTTAGCCGGAATAGCACGATTAGTCACACTACGAGTTGGCTTACGACCGAACGCCTTAGCGCGAGACTCACCAGCCAAGTTGATGATAGCCTTAACGGTCGCTAAGTCACGATTGGTCAACGCATTGTCCAGCGACTGTGCAGCCTCAGGATTGTGCGTCTCAAGGTGCTTATACAGTGCGTCAAAACGTTCACGACCACCAGCGTACTCAATGACACTGTTTACGTACTGCTCCACCAGAGCCTCTTGACCACGAATGTACGAGTCAATGAAAGCCTTAGTGTACCCAATTTCAGCCAGCTTAGCGTAGGACTCAGCGGACAACTCTTCGTTCTCCTCGTACTCACGCTGGATAGCCTCAATGGTATCGACGCTCATGCCACGCTCGGCAGCAATATTAATCATCTCTTGGAAGCCCTCTTCGTGCTCGCCAAGTTGCTCAGAGGCAGCCACCAGTTCTTCTGGAGTCTCACCCAGTGGGGTAAACTCTTCGGAACCTTCGGTGCCCTCAGCGACTTCTTCTCCAGTGTCCACATCGGTCGGCTCAGAGCCATCACCAATACGAACCTGAATGCGGCCCTCATCGTCCTCTTGACCGAATGGGTCAGAGTTGTCATACAGGTCACGTTCTGTTTCCACTTCGTCGGACGCTAACTCGATTGCATCATCGCCATCACGGGCAGCAACATCAAGAGCCAGCATGTTCTGCTCATATTCCTCAACGGAACCACCAGACATCACAGCGGAGTTCACGCCAAAAGATGCATATACGTCTGCATTAGATTCAGCCATTATTATTGTCTCCTTAAAGTTAAACTATAGGAAGGCCGAGGACTCCAACCTCTTGTCATCGCTCATTTCAAAGATGAGGTCTCCCTATAGTGAGTCGTATTAAATTCCCGGCTGTAAACCTACGGAATCAGCGGCAGCAACCATAGCCTCAGGTGAAGCTGTAGCCTGTGCAGCCATACCTTGAGCCAGCGCAGCAGCACCATTATCCATACCCATTTGCATAGACTGTTGAGCCATCTTCTGTTGCTTCTGTTCTTCGGTAAGAAGGATACCAGAAGTGTCAATGCCAATAGCGTTCGCAATGCGCAACTTAATCATTGCAAGGTTGATGTCAGGGTCATCGCGCATAGGAGCTAGAGCAGCCCACGCAGTGACACAACGCTCCAGCTTATCGAGGTCTTGACCACGACCGATTGCTTCCAGACCTGTACTAATGGTTGGCTCTACGGCTTCCTTAGGTAACTCAGGAATCTGTTGCGTGGCTTGTAGTTGCTTCAAGAGCACTCGTACCAGAGGCAATTGTAATTCTTGAGAAAGGATTGAGTATACACCACCCAAAGTGTCTTCAAGTTCTGACGCAACGTACCGAATCTCTTCGGCGGTCACACGTTCACCAGTTCGCTGAACAGCAGAGTTCAACATAAAGGCAAACGAAAGGCGAGCCTCGATAGCGTCACTGACGGCCTTCGCCACAGTAAAGTCTGCCTGCTTCTCCAATTGAAGGAACGAGATGTCTTCTGGACGACCAGTAACGAAGTCACCAGTCTGAGCTTTGGTCAGTCGGCGTGGCTGGGTGATACCAGCAGGATTCACTAAGCCGATAACCTTAGAGCTAATCATTGACATCTTAACGATGGCCTCTTGGAGATTCTCAAGGGACCGTAAGTCTCCTAAGTACTCCTCAATGTACGAACGACCGTAGGATTCTCCGTCCAATCGAACCATACGAATCGGGATGTATGGGCAAGCCTCTTTAGGGTAAGTCCCATCGGAGCCTTGTACTTCCATGCCCTCTACCTCTTCGTATCGGATATACTCACCAGAGTCCTCATCCAGATAGATGTGAGTGTACACGTCGATGGTCTCATCGGCTTTCTTCTCACCACCTTGACCTTCTACAGCCTTACGGATGTCCTCAGGGAGTGCGCCAAAAGCTATCTGGTCACGGGTCACCATTTGCAGAACGTTGCCGAATGCGTCTCGTTGGACCACATAAGAAGACAAACGATACAGCTTCATGGGATTGTAATTTGACCCTTCTGGTTCCGGTAGGTACAGCAGGACGTTACCAGCAACGACTAACTGCTTGAGAGCCTCAAAGAGAGTCACTCGGTAGCTGTTAGACTCAATGTAGTTCATGATGATGCGCTCTACCATTGAGAGGCCCTCATCAACCTTAGCGAGTCCATCGGGGTCGCTCAGTAGCTGCTTTGCTTCATATTCAGATATAGTAAGTCGCATCCAAGTCTGCATCGGGAACAGAGCCAGCATGAGCTTAGATGCTAGATTGTTTAGACCACGAGCACCCACAGCTTGCCACGGCGTTGTGTAGTCTGTAGAGGCGTTATCGGAGTCCTTAGGGAACAATGATGGGATGGTGTATTGAGCGCAATTCTGGGCACGCGTCTCATAAGGCGCACGGTCGTTCTTTAAACGCTCATAGACAGACTTTGCGCCATCCTCCGCAAGTCCTGTTCGTTTCTCAGCCATTAGATATGCCTCCATGTGTCGCGTCTAATTATGCGAGTTATGGTGGATTGACTAACACCGTATATCTTGGCTATCTCAGCATGTGGTAGGTTTAAGGTGCGAATGGTCAAAACATCTGTCTCAGTAAGTTTCTTACTTAGAGTTTCACCTTTTGCTTGTCTACCTTTACGCACCTTGTCATCTGAGTTGTCTGCATGAGTCCCAAGAGTCAAGTGCTCCACGTTATAACATCTAGGATTGTCACAGAGGTGCATCACTACAAGACCATCTGGAATAGGACCGTGTACTTCTTCATAGGCGTGGCGATGAGCCGAAACCAACTTACCGTCAACCCACTTCCTACCGTAACCCTTCTGGTTAGTACCTTTAGTCCACTCGATGCAATTCTCCATGTGTCACCTCCTGATTAAATGTTGATTCCGCCACCGGAGCTACGGGCAACACTCAAGGACTTCTTACCTCCAGCACGAGCTTTCTTACGTCCGCTTTCGGTCTGTGCTTCGTCCTCAGTGGAAACCTCTTTCTCAGGTACGTCAACAATCTGTGCAGCAGGAGTTGCGGCAGCTTGTGGTACTTCCACTACTTGTGCTTCACCAGCACCGCCAGCCAGACCAGCCAGACCACCAGCAACCTGTTTAACCGGACGAGCCACTTCCTTAACGACTTTCTTAACGGACTTAGTTACTTTCTTCACGGCCTTCTTAATTTTCTTACCCATAACTTATACCTCCTTAAAGTATACACGCATTGTCTCGCCTTCGTGTTTACAGCGGGACACCCAATCGCAATCGTGGAGTTCTGCAAGGTACTTAAAACGTTTCGCTAGGAATCGCTGTAAGCCCTTAGAGTCTGCCTCAGGATTAATAACAACGGACGTTATATCCAGAATGTCTCCTTTGTGGTGAATGTCACAGCTTACGCACCACGCGAAGTACGCTACATGTTTTCCGGTAGAGTCCAGAATGTACTCTTCACGGCAACCAGACATGTCCATTACTTCGTCTACGTAGAGGCTGTAGCCCACAAAGTGTCCTTCGAATCCTTTAGGCAACCCGAGGTGCTCTACGGTCCACCGGACTGCACGGAAGCGACTCTTGGCCTCCACACATGTGAACTCAGGCATCACTTCTTACCTCCAAATGCGGACTTACGGATGGAAGATTTCATACGAGCGGAGCCATTGCCGCTGGCTTTAGACTTCGCTACGGAATCATCGCGTTCGACCTTGAGGTCTTTGCGTCCAGACACTTCGGTGCCTTCGGTATCCGTCTCATCAGAAGACCCACCGAACTCCACGCTTGACACTTCTTGGGTCAGAGGCGCTGGCTCAACGGCTCGAATCTGATTGGTATCCATCTTCGGAGTTTTAATTTTCGGTGAGAAACACATAGTGTCAATCCTCCAAATCATCTCTTAGTTGTTCCTTGCGTAACTCAATCTCGTCAATGACGTTAGAGGCATACTGTAGGCCCTGAATGAAACCCAAGATGTGGGCTTCACTGCAACCATTAGCACGCATAAGTCCTATATGACCAGACGCTTCGAGATACGCATGGTTGAATCGAACCTGTAGATACTCAGCGGTTGCACGAGGCACGTCTGGAATATCGTTAGGGTTCTTAAGTAATTGGCTAATAGGTGTTAACATGATAAAGATTCCTCTTAGAGTTAAATCTTAAAGTAATAATCATAAAGGCCCCTATCTCCCTATAGTGAGTCGTATTAATTTAGGGACCTTGAGTTTATCACTTAGTGTCGTGTAAGGACTTGATTATTCGGGCTAAGTCCCAAAGGCCCCACGCAATGAGGCCAATTCCGAGGACACAAAGACCAATGCCAATATACGCTACGGTCTCCACAGGTAAATCTCCTTGTCAATAAAGTTGTACTCATTGAACCGTAGGATGCGAGCCATTTGGCCCTGCTTGATGACATCCTCTTCGGTCATACCAGCCTTCGCACCAATGGACTTAATGCAGTCCCAAAGCGTCTCATGAGGCTCAGGGTCGCGTTTAACCCACTTAGTTACCTCCTGCCCTTTGTTCTTACCAGACTTAAGCACAGAGGTCTTAGGCTCGGTAATGAACGGGTTATTCAAGAAGTCCTCAGCGGTATCACCCCATCCGGCAATCCCTGAGTAACCATCGGTAATATCACCCTTGATTGTCTGGAATAGGTGCCACCAGTCAGCGGACTCTTCGGTCTGAGTCAGGATGTTACCAGTGGTACACCACAAGAAGTCACAGTTAGGGATGGTCTTGAAGTCCTTATCACACGAGATGATTACCGCCTTACGGGCACCGAAGGCAGACGGATTGGAAGCAATCACTCCCATAACGTCATCTCCCTCAAGCATAGGCTCACGAATGCAGTAGAACTCTTCACGCTCAAAGAGAGCATCAAGGAACTCAAAGTAACCTACAGGTTTCTTCGTGGCCTTACGGTTAGCCTTGTAGTTCGGGTCCACCAGTTCTTTACGCCAGTTGACACTATCTGTGAACGCAAGGACAATCGGAGCACCTACCCAAGCCTTCTTACGGGTCTCATAGGACTTGATGGAATCATCCAGAATCTTACGGGCCTTAGCGTGGTCGCAGCAGCGGTGCCAAATCTCTTCCTCCCAAGAGGCATCAAACTCGGCAGCACTCATAGCTTGGAAGACCAGCCAGTCACCATCCATCACAAGGATACCCTTGTCGTTACAGCCTTCACGTAACTCGTAGAATTGTTTAAGGTCAAGAAGCGCCATTAAGTTTCTCCTCTAGCTCAGCCACGTATTCGTCAGCTTCCATAAGTTGGTTCTTAAGGCTATCGTTCTCACGTTCCAGAGAATCAATATAACCCTGCATATCGTTCCACGCATCACGAGGAATTGTTACAGTGTCACGCACCATCAGACACACCCTCCCATTCGTTTCAGAAAGCGAGTACCAGAAGCAGTGATTTCCCAAGCACCACCGTTTCGTCCGCTTGTAGTCAGACATGAGATGTGACCACGGGAAGCGGCCTCCGCTACGAGGCTCGCGTTGTTCCGTACATAGTTGGACTGGAAAGTCTTAGGGCAACCTTTGATTGCTTGCAGCACTTTCAGATAGTCAGACATCAGAACACCTCCCGTACAGTTGCAGGAGACTGTTTGAACAGTGCTTTATCACTAGAATCTTCGAACATCTCCTTGACAGCATTACGGATACCTTGTCGTACAGCAAATGCAGCAGCACCATCTGGGCCGCGTGTCAGGGCCTGAACTAACAACTCTCGGTCCATAGGACCAATCTCCTCACCAGCGCCAGCACGATGAGCTAAGTCCAGAATCTTTTCTCGCATAAGTTCTTCGGTCTCGCTGTCCAGCTTAAGGGTAACATCAAAGGACACTTTAAATTTCTTCGTGATAGCCATAATAATTTCTCCTATAGAATTAGTGACATACGGCCCAATTAGGACCCATCTTACCTTCGGTATCCAGAAGACACCGGAAGTTCCAGTGGTCTCCAACCCAGCGCATTGCTTCTTGTGCTGTCTCAATGACAACCTGAGCAATCTCTTCGGTACGGCAACCTACTTGGATTTCATCATGTACCCATGCCATGTACGCAAAGTCCCCATCCCAGCCGTGCTTCAAGCCTTTCTCTACGAGCATCTCTTCGGTCTTGATAATCCACAGTTTGCAGATGAGAGCACCAGCAGATTGTAGTAGGGTATTCAAGGCAGCGTGAGGACTACGGACGTGTACCTTACGACCATCCAGACCTTTAATCCAGCGGCGTTTCCACTTGACTTGCTGTTCACCAGCCACCCACTGAGAGGACTCAACAAGGGTCTGTTGGATAGACTCACGTAGTGCTGCAATCGCAGGGGTGTTCTCAAGGAATTTCTTCTTGAGTTCCTTACCGCGCTCTTTACCAGCACCGACAATCTGCCCAATCTTCTCATCGCCAGCCCCATAAAGGAACCCATAGATGAACGTCTTAGCGTTATCACGGGTAGGCAATTCAGCAGCCATCTGGTTCTTAGTGTGAATGTCACCATTAAGAATCTCGTGAGCGTACTCGCCGTTATCAAAGCGAGCCATGAAGTGAGCCAAGCAGCGTAGCTCCAGACCGGATGCGTCGATACCTGCCTGCACCCAAGGCTTACCAGTTATCCCATCCAAATGGTGCTCAGCGCCAAAAGCAGCGCGACACTGCTCTCCATAAGGAGAACGTACACCCGGAATTTGCGCAAGGTTGGGGAACGCATGGGTAGCACGACCCGTAACTGCTCCATTAGGGTTAACAGAACCATGAATCTTACCGTCCTCGGCAACATAGCGAAGCCAAGCCTTGTCTCCCTCAGCGGACTGTCCGATTCTCTTCTGAATCATCAAGTATTCTTTAATGAGGTCGATAGCAGCTTGCTTCTCAGGGTCATCCACACGCACTCCTTCGAGTACCTCATCGTCCACCACAGGAGCGCCCTTATCGGTGTACTTGGTTGGGACCCATCCAGCCTCTTGGAGTTTCTTCTGGATGTGGTCACGAGACGAAGGGTTAAACACTACGTGCTCAACTGGAGTATACGGAGCACCAGCAACGTACTCGCGGGTATCCAGTTCGCAAGGCTCACGGCCTTCTCGCTGTGCCTTGTTCTTAGGCTTCTTAAAGATACCACCAACTTTAGGTGTCTTAATGCGAGGGTATTTAGGCAATGGCTTACCAGTCCTCGGATGGCAGAACATTTCTGTGCCACCTTTAGGCTGATACCACGAGCCGAACGTTTCGGTCAATTTACGGAGCAACTCAGAGCGTCGAGCAGCTAACTCTACGTACAACTCTTCGATTGCTTTAGTGTCAAACGGGAATCCATTGCGCTCTTGCTTAGCGAGTAGCCATGCAGCGCGATGTTCAACATCAACGGCCTCAAGGGATTCTGACCAGAACGTAGTGTAACCTACGTCCGTAAAGTCAATCTCAGGAGGGAAGTAATGTTTGTCAGAGAGTAGCTTCTCAAGGAGAGCCTTAGTGACAACAACGTCCTGAACGTTATAGTCCATCATCTCTTCGTTGAAGTTCCACCACTCCATTCCGTCAACGTATTCTTCACCTTGCTCTTCAAGCATACGCTTAAAGTCATCCTTGTATTCACCCTTCATCTCTCCTAAGCGATAACCCCACGCCTCCAGAGCGTGAGACCCAAAGCGTTTCCCAGGCAGTTTACCGGAACGCAGAAGACCCATATCGGTGTCCTTTAGGTTAGAGTGAATCAAGCGTGACAGCACAAGGGTGTCGATACAGTTCTCACGAGGAAGGTGGAACTCTCGGTTCAATTGTAGCTTTGCCAGTTTGGTCAATGCGGGAACGTCATACTTGTGACCGTTGTGGAACACAATAAGACCGCCTCGTGCAACCTCGGCTTCCAGCGCATCCAGATACGCACCGAAGTCACTCGGACGGTAGCTTACGTACTCAGCGGTGGAGTAGTCGTAGATAACCCCGCAGTGGAACTTAGTGACGCTCTCTAAGAGGGCGTTAGCTTCGATGTCAGAAACGATCATATTGATTTCTCCTATTGATTATCGTGACTTAACAATCTCTTCATACGAGACAACTGTCAAGAAGCCTGTGTGAATCATGTTGGTCTTGTCTGCAACGATTGCTCCTCGCGGAGTAACGCCAGTGATGTATGACACTTGTGCGTATTTGCCACTCACTGAGCGGACATAGCCGTACCCACCAACAACTCCCATGTCAACCTTAACCCAATCACCAGCCTTGATGTGGGTCATAGTGTCCTTATCGAACACCTTGTGGCTCAACTTGTAAACTTCCGGCTTCTTCCAGCCAGTCTGTCGTGTCCAAGTCCACCCTAAGTTCTTCAAAATGTGAACAGCGGAGCGAGTCTTGGCTTCATGGTACTTAACGTCCTCAAGTTCAGCTTCCAGTTTAGCGATTTCTGCTTGGATAACTTTAGGGTCACGCATGGTCATATCTCCTATAGTGAGTCGAATAGTATTCATGAAGGCCACCGCTTGGGCGACCTTGAGCATACCACTCTTAGCTGTCAATCTTGTCGAGGATAGCCATAGCTTCATCAACGCGACCAGCCTCATGAATTGCGGTCACGGCAGCTTTGGTAAGCGCATTGACCAGACGCAGTGCTTGCTCGTCAGTCAATGTCATACGCTGAGTGTGATTCTTAGAGGACTTAGAGTCCTTCCAGCGGTAAACCATAGTCGCCTTACCGTTGCGAACGTTGATGTGGACTCGACGGTTCCACTGGTCAGCGGTATCGGATAGACGGATAGTTTCAGCTACGTTAGACATGATGGTTTCTCCTGTTTGATTACTCAAAGAATTTGGAAAGTTGTTGAGCTTGGTTGGCTACGCGAGCTGCCTCGGTAACTTTATTTGATGCGCTGTCAGCCAGTTCGTTAGAGCGGATAGCCAGAGCGCGGGACTGTGTGGCTTCATTACGGGCCTCGTCGTTCAGTCGCTTGGCTTCCACGTTATACAAACGAACCAGCAGTTTGCCCAACTTCTTAATCAGTTTAAACATGGTGTTTCCTCCATCTGGTTATTGTTTGGCGCGTCACTCCGAATAGAGTGGCTAAATCTTTGACCTTCATGGTAGACTCCTGAATGAACTTGACATCCTCATCGGTAAACTTACATGCGGGATTCTTCGTACCCTTTAACGAGCGTCCCTTTCTAACCATGTCCACCATATTATCAAGCTGAGTTCCCTCAGATAGATGAGCGGGATTGCAGCACAAAGGATTATCACAAGAGTGTAATATAACACCATTAGGTTTCCTCCCATTATAAAGTTCGAAGGCAGCCCTATGTGCCTTGTGATTCTTACCACCCATCCAGAACACTCCGTAGGCATGTGACTTGCCGCCAGTGAACAGCCAGCAATCGCCCTCAATCTTCAAGAATCTTTCAAGTCTCTCTAAGTCAGTGCTCATGTGGCTACCTCCTTTAGTGAGTCTAATTAATATCATCACGTATCATTTAGAAGTCAGAGTCGTTTGACCAGTCGGTCGCTTCATTGTCTCCACTCCCTTCTTCCCCAGTGTAGCTAGATGGTTCGAGCCACCCTGTTTCCTTATTGTATTCCATATATCCAGCAATACCAGTATCACCAGTAAAGCGGCACTTGAGAATACGAACGAGGACAAGGTTGGGCATATCACCTTGCTGGTTACGCTCAAGGGCAATAATAGTATCAGATAGCTGTCGAAGTGCTCCAGAACCACGCAGGTCAGTAATAGAGACTGGGCGACCTTCTTCGTGCGCTCGGCCCTTATCAGGGTTCTTAAGGTGGCATATAACGACCAGCACCACCCCAGTTGACTTAGCGAACCCTTTGAGCTTGGTCATCAGGTTGTCAATCATCTTACGCTCATCTGATTCACCAGAAGCGGACACGACGATTGAGATGTGGTCTAGAATGATTACGTCACAACCCAAGCCTGAGCGCATGTAGGCCAGCTTAGCTAGAAGTCTGTCGGTCTCAGCCTCAGCGAATGAGTCGTATAGGTGGAACGTATCGTTACCGAACAGTTCATCGAACCACTTGTCGAACTTACCGTTCTCAATAATCTCTCTCTTTAGTGAGTCGGATTGTCTCAGTCGGACGCGATTGTGTAGACCTATAAGGTCCTCAGCGGTCTCCTCAACGGACTCCTCAAGCATCGCCAAGCCTACCTTCTTGCCCATTGCTGTGCCCCATTGGAGAGCTTGTTGACGGACGAAGGTTGACTTACCCATACCTGAGCCGGAAGTGACCATAATGACTTCACCACTACGGGCACCAAGTGTCTTATCGTTGATGCCACTACAGCCACTGAAAAGTAGACCTACTGATTCCTCTGACGATAAGTGTTCACGGATTCGTTCTCGTAACGAAAGAGCCGATACCACTCCATCAGGAATCCACGGGCCAGCATTCCAGACTTGCTCCATGATTTCACGGTCGTGACCATTCAGGTGGCACTCGTTGGCATCCTTACACGGAAGCACTGCAACTCGTACCTTACCAGCAGGTAGAACCTGTGCAGCCTCTTCGACTGCCTTGCGTCCTGCCTCATCCATATCGAACATCAAGATAATCTGTTCGAACTGGTCAAAGTATTCGTAGTTGGCAGCGCATGTCTTCTTAGCAGCAGAGGCACCGTGACCCAACGACACTACAGGATACTTACAGTCTTGAAGTTCCATCACGGTAAGCATGTCGATTTCACCTTCTGTGACGACAATCTTCTTACCGCCATTCCACAGGTGCTTACCGAACAGAGCATCGCTCTTATGGCTCCCAGTGGTCTTAAAGTTCTTATCTTTATCACGAACCTTCTGGCTTACAATGTTGCCATTCTGGTCCCGATAGTCAGCCACTTGGTACATCACACCGTCTACTTTGGCAATCCAGTACCCAGCCTTCTGGCAGGTTTCCTTTGAGATACCACGGGCAGTTAATGCAGAGTAGCGTCCGTTGGATTCCCCGAAGTTCCACACGTTGTACGTCATTGGTTTACCTCCACCGACTATACGTCTTCTTGATGATAACTTTTCCTTACGTTCGTCTGAGGCCGGAACTCGGTGCTCACATACGAAGCAGTATTCATGACCGTCAGAATACACAGAGTTACCATCAGAAGACCCACAGTTCTCGCAAGGAGCATGATACAGGAAAATACTATCTTGTTCTAATTCCATATGGTTATTCCTTAATCAACAATGCGAACAAAGGGAAACCGTTGTGGTCTCCCTTTAGTGAGTTCAATTAATTATCCACGGTCAGAAGTGACCAGTTCGTTCTTCTCCCACCAACGCTTAAGGTCGAACGATGGGCAAGCCTTAGGTGCCACATCGTGATGTGCGCGAAGCACAGCGCCTTCGTACTTAGCCAGCAGTGTGACAAGCAGTGAGCGGAGGGATTGCATTTGGGCTGGCGTAAAGTTAGCGTCAAACTTGCCTTTATCGTCGATACCACCTACAAGGCAGACACCAATAGAGTTGTGGTTGTGACCCTTAGCGTGAGAGCCTACAGCCATCTCATCTCGACCTTCCTCTACTGTGCCATCGCGCTTGATGATAAAGTGATACCCGACATCAAGCCAACCTTGCTCTTTATGCCACTGGCGAATCTCACGGACACCTACATTCTGACTTGGCTTGGTAGCCGAGCAATGAACAAAGATTGCGTCAGTAGATTCACGTTGTTTAAACTGTACACGAGCCATTATTTCTTTCCTCCCTTCGATTGTTTCAGCTTGTCAAATGGCACCTCCTTTTTGGGTTCTTTGAGCCATTCTACAGGAATTAATTTGTCAGCAAACAGGATACCGTGCTTCTCGCACCATTCACCGTAACTGGTCGGAGACCCTTTGTACAGCTTGGTGCGCGAACTTGAGAACACCAGACGGATGTCCAGTTCAGGAAACTGTTCGCGAATCAATAAGTGTTTCTTTCGGTCGTCACTCTCCCATAAACCTTTGGTTTCAATAAAGATTCCGTTAGGCAGCAGGAAGTCTGGAGTATACACATGGTTGCTCGCAGGGACAACGTAAGGGATTTTCCACAGTTCATAGTCGAACTTAATGCCCTTACCCTCTAGCTGCTTAGAGACCTTATCTTCTAGGCCGGAACGGAATGTCCCGACCTTTCTGATACCACGCGCAGCGTATGCGCCAGCCACTTAGAAGTCTCCGTCTTCGTCTGCTTCCTCGGACCCTTCGTCGTCTTCGTCCCAGCTTTCTTCGTCGCGTGGTTTGCTCGCTTTGGCAGAACCAGAGGCAACATAGCCGTTCTCTTCAACTTCGTCAGCCCAATCATCTTCACCGCCACCAAAGGTAGCCAGTTCGACCAGCATTACGGATTCCAGTTGCAGCTTAACGCTCGCACCTACAGCTGTGTTCCACTTGTACGGAACCAGCGAGTATTTGACTTTCAGTTTAGAACCACCACCAATAATCGGAACGTCTTCCATCTTCTTACCTTTGGAGTCAACCACAACCAGATTAATGTGCTTGGTCTCTTTGGTCTTCTTGTCTTGGAAAGACGCGTAGCATTTGAACTTAAAGGTAGTCGTACCGTCACCGTTATCGAAGAACGGCATGTCTCCTTCATACGGTTTCAGTGGTTTCTTACCACGAGCTACAGCAGGCGGGTTCGCTTCGTATTCCTCAACGGCAGCAGCATAAGCCTCTTCGTGGCACTTCACGATTTCATCGACCATACGCTGGCAGCGCGGGTCTTTGTTGGGAATAGTCAGGTCAACTTTGTAGACACCACGAGGGTTCCCAAAGCCACGCTCTTCGTTGCCGTAGTCCGGCTTAGAGATGTAAGCGTAAGGTTCGGCAGTACCCAGTGCAGAGGTGAAAATCTTCTTAGCCATAATGTTAATCTCCTTTAGGTTTCGTTTGGTTTCTCAAAGGGAGTCTTCTCCCAATAGTGAGTCGTATTACTTCGGTGCTACACAAGGACGCACACGAGTAACCTCAAAGCCAGCCGGAACGTATTGCCACTCGGCTAACTCCAGAGCTTCGTCTAGGGTCTCCGCGTAGATTGGAACCTCAAAGGAATGCTCAGAGGACTCTACGGTAGCCCAAAACTTCTTATTGTCCACGCTAAGTGAACCTGTATTTACGTTTGACATATCAGTAACCTCTCGATAGCCATTGGTTGTAAAGTTCCATGTAGTGACCAGCGGATATCTCATCACCACGTTCTATACATTCAGTCCACATTCTGTGGCACCATTCACTTGGCTTTTCCATATTCCACCTCTATGGCCCAATACATTAAGCGAAGTAACGCTCCCACTCCAGCGCAAATTAATCCGAAGTACAGAACATCGTTAAGAGTCATAGCATTTATCCTTATGTTTCTCGTACAGTTCCCCATAGAAGCCAGCTTTCGCCATGTCCTTCTCTAAGTAAGCCAGTTCGGATTTCTTACCAGCACGTAGGCGGTACTTAAGGATGTTCCCGAAGCAATACCCTTTGAACTGCTCGCGGGTCATCGAACGGGCAATCACTTCGATAGCCTCAATGTCGTCGAACAACATATAATGAGATGGCTTCGTGACACCTTCGATTGACTCGGTGGAAGGTTGGTCATCTGTGGGAGTTACCTCTGGTTTCTCCGGCTTAGACTTACGTGGGTCCATCTCTCGGATTTCACCTAAGGTCATATCATCGTCGTCCTTGGCTGGGCAGATACTACAAGGAACTCCAGCACATTGAAAGGAACAGTTAGACAAATGATCTGGGTTGCCTTCGTTCATATCAATAAGTTTGATAATCATGGCATCATAAGTAGTCATCAGAACACCTCCTTGATTCGTTTGAGTAACAGACGGACGAACGGGAAGCGGGTCACTGCCACACTAAGAACCGGACGTTTCTTGTCTATTGCTTTCTCAAAGTCACCACGGGTGATAATGATGTGGACGCTCGGTGCCAAAGGAACTGTGTCACCAATAAGAGGTAACTTAGCTCGGCGCTCGCTCGCACATACGATTGAACGGTCAGCACGGCGAACCGTGAAATTCTTAATGCTTTTGTTGTAATGAAGTCGAAACATATAGTGTCTCCTTTAGTGAGTCGTATTAGTTAGGCTTCTTCTCAACGCACTTGTAAGTGTATTGAGCGTATCCGTTGCCCGGCTTTGGTGTCTCCTTAAGCTGTTCTGCTACTGACTGGCATATCCTGAGAGTTGGCATCTCAATAGCTGTAACAGTCGGAGATACTGAGCCTCCAGCCGGAGAGGAAGCAGCGAAGATGAATAATAAAGCTGGCCACATAGCGCCTCCTTAAGCGTGACCATCTGGCATATCATCGTCGCTACAGTGGAGAGCAAGGCATCCTATGATGACGATGAGTAATGGCATGAAGTACATCATGATGTGTACCTCCTTTAGTGAGTCGTATTAAACGCAGAAAGGCCCACCCGAAGGTGAGCCAGTGTGATTACATTTTCTCTTGAGGGTTGTCCTCTGTGCCACGGAACATTACGAACGATGGGTGACGCAGAGAGCCATCAGGTGTTTCCTCCATGTACGCAATCTGACAAGCGTGTCCGTTGTAGTAGGTTTCGCCTTCGATGTTAACTGTGCTAGTAAATTCATCCATTAAGGTGCGAGAGATGTTTGTGGCATTAACTACACGACCACTCTCAAGAAGCACCTCAAATCCGATTACTTTACCTTCATTGGCTAAACCTTCTGTTCCCCACACAAGACCCTGAATGATACCGTCAGCCTCATTCTCTGGCTTAAGTTTCCACCAGCCGGACTTCTTACCGCGCTTATAGATGCACATAGGGTCTTTCACAATGAGACCCTCATGCCCTTCTTCACGCTTCTTCTCGTACAGTTGCTGTAGTTCTACCATGTCGTAAACCTCGTAAGACTCAGCCGCTTGCCATTCGATTTCAGGAAAGTATTCCTGTAGCAGAGGCAGCATGTTCTTAACGTGTTCCTGCATGAGCAACGTCATGACATCACAGTCTTCCCCAGATTCCACAATGTGGTACGGAAGGATAGCGTAGAGTTTAACTGTTAGTAAGTTCGGGTCAATACCGAAAGGAAGTCCCTTCAGGCTCACGTCCCACGATTCATACGGACCGCCAATATCGAACTGCATGTTCTTCTTGTTGAGCCACTTGGTCCGCAGAAGGCCGGAGCCAGTGTTGAAGTCCACTCCCTTGACCATAAGTTCGCAATCCAGCATGAAGCCATCAGGGTAGAAGCAACGGTCATCCTTTAGTAGACGCTGCCAACGTGCGTCGAACCCATTAAGGTAAGACAGTGCCGGAATCGGTTTGGATACACGAGAGAGCCAGCAGCAGTTAGCGGTATTGTCTACGCAGATGTTACCACGCACACCATCGTACTTAATGTCAGCAATAAGATACCCAGCGTTATCCAGAGCCTTCTTAATGGCAGACTCTACGAAAGACACGGCTTTGAATGGGTTGGTCTTAATGTTCATCATAATGTTTATCTCCTATTGGTTAAATGACTAAGGCCACTCAATGAGCGACCTTAAGCATTGTCCCTGTACTGAGTCGTATTACTTCCAGTCCTTCAACTGGTCGTACATATGGTTCAGCCATTCAGTACACGTATTGTACAAGACGTCTTCATCGTGGTGGCAGAACGTATTAACATCAATCAGGTTTCCAGCCCTGTCCTCTACGCGTAGACGCATACACGCAAGGCGTTTGTAAGCATCGTGCCATTCATCACAAATAACAGCAAAGTCTAACTGGTAGAGCCTGTTGCAAGCATCCTTGAGGTCATTCAAGTTCCCACTGTATAAACGTCCCATCTTACTGACCCTCCCAGCTACGCTTATGGGAACGGTCACGCTTAGTCTTATTCAACTTGCGACCTTTAGTTACCTCGAAGTCATGAGCATTACGGGTAGAACGTTTGGTCATCTTTTCGAAGTTACGCATACTTAAAGTCCTCTCTTAGTAATTCTTTAATTTAAATCTTTAATTAACACTTAAGGGTCTTAAAGTTAAACCTTAAGGTTCTCCTATAGTGAGTCGTATTAACCGGAAGGTCAATCATAAAGGCCACTCATTAAGTGACCTTGAGTTTGTCCCTCTATAGTGAGTCGTATTGATTTGACGTTACGCAAACGCGAAGTCTGACTTAAGGATGTCTTGGAGATTCAAGTTACCCTTAGCCGGAAGTGCTGGCATTTTATCCAATTGAGACTCGTGCAACTGGTCAGCGAACTGGTCGTAGAAGTCAGCCAGTACATCACAGGATTCATAGGTGTCAACCATAGTTTCGCGCACAGCTTTGAATAAGTTGGCAGCATCAGCAGGAATTGTCCCGAAGGAGTCGTGAATCAACGCAAATGATTCGATTCCGTACTTCTCATGCGCCCACACTACAGTCTTACGTAGGTGGCTACCGTCTTGGCTGTGTACAAAGTTAGGGGCAATACCGGACTCCTGTTTGTGTGCATCAATCTCGCTATCCTTGTTAGTGTTAATGGTTGGCTGTAAGCGGAACTGACCGAGGAACATCAGGTTCAAGCGAGTCTGAATGGGCTTCTTGTATTCCTGCCACACAGGGAAGCCATCAGGAGTTACCCAATGCACAGCGCAACGCTTGCGAAGAATCTCTCCAGTCTTCTTATCTTTGACCTCAGCAGCCAGCAGCTTAGCGGCAGACTTAAGCCAGTTCATTGCTTCAACCGCAGCCACCACCGTGACGCTCACAGCTTCCCAAATCAGTTTAGCCATGTACCCAGCAGCCTGATTCGGTTGAGTAAACATTAGACCCTTACCGGAATCAATAGCTGGTTGAATGGTATCTTCCAGCACTTGTTGACGGAAGCCGAACTCTTTGGACCCGTAAGCCAGCGTCATGACTGAACGCTTAGTCACGCTGCGAGTAACACCGTAGGCCAGCCATTGACCAGCCAGAGCCTTGGTGCCCAGCTTGACTTTCTCAGAGATTTCACCCGTGTTCTCATCGGTCACGGTAACTACTTCGTTGTCTGTCCCGTTGATTACATCTTCTTGCAGAATCACATTTACTTTCTTAGCGACAATCCCGTAGATGTCCTGAACGGTTTCACTAGGCAGCAGGTTAACCGCACGACCACCTATCTCGTCAAGGAGCATCGCGGAGAAGTGCTGAATACCAGAGCAAGACCCATCGAACGCCAGCGGAAGAGAGCAGTTGTAGCTAAGGCCGTGGTGTTGTACCCCAGCGTACTCAAAGCAGAACGCAAGGAAGCAGAACGGAGAATCTTGCTCAGCCCACCAAGTGTTCTCCAGTGGAGACTTAGCGCAAGCCATGATGTTCTCGTGGTTGTCCTCAATGAACTTGATGCGCTCAGGGAACGGAACCTTATCGACACCCGCACAGTTTGCACCGTGGATTTTCAACCAGTAGTAACCTTCCTTACCGATTGGTTTACCTTTCGCCAGTGTCAGCAGACCTTTGGTCATATCGTTACCTTGCGGGTTGAACATTGACACAGCGTAAACACGACCGCGCCAGTCCATGTTGTAAGGGAACCAGATGGCCTTATGGTTAGCGAACTTATTGGCTTGCTCAAGCATGAACTCAAGGCTGATACGGCGAGACTTGCGAGCCTTGTCCTTGCGGTACACAGCAGCGGCAGCACGTTTCCAAGCGGTGAGAGCCTCAGGATTCGTGTCGATGTCTTCCGGTTTCATCGGGAGTTCTTCACGTTCAATCGCAGGGATGTCCTCTACAGGGCAGTGCTTCCACTTGGTGATTACGTTGGCGACCGCTAGGACTTTCTTGTTGATTTTCCATGCGGTGTTTTGCGCAATGTTAATCGCCTTGTACACCTCAGGCATGTAAACATCTTCGTAGCGCATCAGTGCTTTCTTACTGTGAGTGCGCACCAGCGCCAGAGGACGACGACCGTTAGCCCAATAGCCGCCACCAGTAATACCAGTCCACGGCTTAGGAGGAACTACGCAAGGTTGGAACATCGGAGAGATGCCAGCCAGCGCACCTGCACGGGTTGCGATAGCCTCAGCGTATTCTGGCGCGAGTTCGATAGTCTCAGAGTCTTGACCTACTACGCCAGCATTTTGACGATGCAAGCTAACCATTCCAGTTGACTCAATGAGCATCTCAATGCAGCGAACCCCTACGTGAATGGAGTCTTCCTTATGCCACGAAGACCACGCCTCGCCACCGAGTAGACCCTTAGAGAGCATGTCCGCTTCGACAACCTGCATGAATGCTTTCTTGTAGACGTGACCTACACGCTTGTTGAGTTGTTCCTCAACGTTTTTCTTGAAGTGCTTGGCCTCAAGGTCACGGATGCGACCGAAGCGAGCCTCATCCTCAATGGCTCGACCGATTGCGCTTGCTACAGCCTGAACGGTTGTATTGTCTGCACTGGTTAGGCAAGCCAGAGTGGTCTTAATGGTGATGTACGCTACCGCTTCCGGCTTGATTTCTTGCAGGAACTGGAAGGCTGTCGGGCGTTTGCCGCGCTTAGCTTTCACTTCCTCAAACCAGTCGTTGATGCGTGCAATCATCTTAGGGAGCAGGGTAGTAATGAGAGGCTTAGCGGCAGCGTTATCCGCAACCTCACCAGCTTTAAGTTGACGCTCAAACATCTTGCGGAATCGTGCTTCACCCATTTCGTAAGACTCATGCTCAAGGGCCAACTGTTCGCGAGCCAAACGCTCACCGTAATGGTCAGCCAGAGTATTGAACGGGATAGCAGCCAGTTCGATGTCAGAGAAGTCGTTCTTAGCGATGTTAATCGTGTTCATTTAGTGCCTCTTCCAGTTAGTAAATCGTATCTATTCAGGCCACCCGCAGATGACCTGTAAGATAAGACTATCAGCCCATTAGCATTGCGTCAAGTTGCTTGTCGATGTTGAGCGGAAGACCGTTAGCGATAGCCATTCGGTCAGCTTGAAACCAGTGCGCCGCAATTCGTTCCTCAAGAGCCTTAAAGTCCCCAGCGAACATGTTGACCCAGAGCATAGCGTTATTGGTTCTTCCCAGTACGTCTACAGCTACCTCATGGTTACGTCGTTCTTGACGCTCAGCCATACGCCACGCAGCAACCATTCGCTTGTGCTTCTCTTGGTGTGCTTTACGTGCCTTACGGTTACGGCGTTTTACTTTGCGTGCCTCCAATCGGCCCACATGACGTTCTTTACGTTCCTTAGCGCGGTCGATTGCTCTCTGGTGTGCGACCTCTTCGACTTCCTTGATGAGTTCCTCAGGGTCAATACTGAATGCGCCACCATCTTTCTTCTGTGAGAATGACACAGGGTCGGTAATGTACGGTACATCATTAGCACCGAACATGATGTTACCGCTGTGCATGTCGAACGAAGCGATGCCCTCAAAGAACTTGCGGATTAGCTTACAAGTCTCGACGAACTCGCCATCCCACCCAGTTAACATATCGTGCTCATTGGATTTGTAGTCAATGATGTCGCTTGCAATCTCAGCGTATTTATAGTGCTCATCGTTGTCGAAACGCTCGCAATCATTCAGCGCATCAAGTACCACCGTATAGCACCCAGCGTGGCGCTGTACATCGTAGACGTTAGGGATACCTGCACGGCCCTGATACATGCGGCAGAATGCGGTATACGCAGCGCCTGAGTCCTCTTTCTTAAAGCCCACCTTAATCACTCTGTTAGGTAGCAGCGGGTGACTGTAAGCAGCCGAGAAGTGACCATTACCAAGCATCTTGAACCCTGCGTCAGCCGTGAGACACTTCAAGGTAGTCCACCAATCTTGATGCTCAAGTGCCTGATTCAGTTCTGTAATTTCGCCATCGCATGTTTCGCTGTTGACCATCTCGACCAGTAAGTCGATAAGCATACCTTGACGTTTGTCAAGTTCACAGATTGGCAGTGCTTTGATTGCGTCGATAGCGTTCATGATGTCGGTAATGTTCATTTCAGTGTGTCCTTTAGTTCGTTATGAGATAGCGTTCAGTGTATTGGCTAGTGCCTTTTCAAGTGCGGCGAGTTTCTTGGCTTTAACCTTTTCCTTTCGCCGATGCCATGCCGCCCTTTCTTGGGCCTTACGGCGTTCAAGGTTGTTCTCTCGCCAAGTTCTCACTATTCGCCTATTTGCAGCGTATAGTGTACCGTTGGTCATGTAACCTTTCTTTAAGCCATCAGTGAGTTCTGTCATAGCTGGAACCTATCTTGTTAATCTTGCGGTTGATGCGCAGTTCACGCTTAAGGCGTTCGATTCGTTGTTTCATTGCGAACCCATCAGGTGTGCATACTGTAGACCCGTTGGATGTGTGGATAGGCATAACGTAGTGTTTCAGCATTTGCGCAGTGCTCCCGTAATGATACAAGCGACCAAGTAAGCGCCTACAGCTACGCCTAAGGACTTCCCAAAGGATGCGCCTACAGCTAGACCTAGAGCGGTGAGTAGACCGATAGTAAGCATGTGCATTACTCCCATTCAAGTAAAGTGATAATCATAAAGGCCACTCATATCGAGCGACCTTGAGCCTATCACTCGGCAGACTCCAAGGCTATTGCCTTGTTGTTTTCGTACAGTTCCTTAAGGTGTTCCATTGCGAGCGACCAGTTAAAGCCACAGCGCACCATGTCGCTATAGAACAGTACAGTTTGAGCGGTCAGACCGTATTGCGTGGTGTTGTTAGTCATTACTCTTCGTCCTCTTCTGCTTCGACTTCCTCAAGGTACTCGTTCAGTAAGTCCTCAGCGTCTTCCCAGAGGTCAATCGTGAGTTGCTCATAGATACGCGCTTGCAGGATACGGATTACGTCCTTGGTGTCCGGCATCAGACCAGAGTCTTCGAACTCAAGGTCAATGCCCTCGCTTGCCATTACGCTGAAAATGTCGCTGTAATAGTGCGGAACGGCGCTATCGGCTGCCATGTGTACTACATCGTGCAGGTCATCAGTGTCACGGATGTCATCATAACGGATGTTTTCTTTCAGCATTTCGTAAGCGTGATCGAAAACGTTGTTATAAGTCATGTTAGACATAGCCATTGTGTGTTACCTCATAGTGTTGTTAGTGGATATCATAAAGGGCACCTTGCGATACCCTTGAGTTATCCGCTACGTGTGTACACTCAAGAGCCGTTTACCAGATTGTTAAAGAGCGTCTTTGGTCAGGTTTCGTTAGGCCGCATCACCTTTCAGTGTGGTGACTCACTGTTCCGTCATTTCGTGGTACATCTTACAGCTTTTAAAGGAGGCTGTCAACCTGTTATTCTTTTATGCGATGAGTGACCGAATTCGACTCATAGCTAGTGCCTTATCCTTGGCGGGTCGCGGGCAGGTTTCTCGGTTCCTATCCCTACACCCTTACTGCTTGTGGTACATCGTACCGTGTTTACTGCATGTTGTCAACCGTTTTGTTTCACCTTATGTGCCGTGGTGCGCTTAAGTCACCTAGAAGACACCGTGCTACCGTGTTGACGCTGTGTATCTTACTACATGTTACTTCGTGTTGTCAATGCCTGTTTTTCGTATGACTTATCAGGCTGTCTACTTATCCGGTTGACCCCGGTATCTCAGGGAGTGGCTTTTAGGCCGTTGTCCCGTTGACGAGATGAATAGTAACCGGTAGGACTCTTTAAGTCAATACTCTTTTTAAATTATTTTTGATTAATCTCTTTAAGGCCTTTAAGTAGTCTCCTTATAGTGAGTTGTATTAAAGACAATGATTAAAGAATAATCTCTTTATAGGTAACAACAAGGCATCTTTAGGTATGGTCTTTAGGTATGGTCTTTAGGTATGGTCTTTAGGATTATCTTTAAGATAGGGATTGACTGAATGGGTCTTTGAGTGTATTCTTTAGGTTGTAGACGGTAGGAATGACTTTAGGAGGTGACTTTAGGAGGCTGTAACAGATAGGGACACAGAGATACACTCAAAGGTAAACCCAAGGGCCATCCCCAACCCCTAGGGAACCCTCAAGGTCAACCGAAGGTTGACTTTAGGTGATTGGCTGGGCTTTAGGTACCCCTATGGGGGGAACTTTAGGTCCGTACACTGTGAGA